ACCAGCCGGATCGCCAAAATAACCAACAATCTTATATGGTTTTTTACGAACCATGTCAGCAAGGTCTTCTGTTTTAACATTCTCAACCATTGCTATTTCGTCAAACTGATAGATAGTTGGTAACCCTTTTGTGTTAAAGTCGATGTTACAGAATACAACGGCAGGCTTGCGGAAACCGAAGTCGATTGAAGCGTATGCTGGCAAGTTGGGATTGTATTTAAGACCTTTCTTTGTATGTACGGCATCGGAGTATGGGAAACACTTTCCACTAAATGATGTGAATTGCGCTTCATATTCTTGATAAAATGTTTCACTTGTAAGCTCCTTTTTTAAGTCTTCAACATCATCTTTGAAGAACGGTGATTCACTACTGGGGTGTTGCCAACTGGCCCAATCAGGATAATTGTCATCTGAGCCTCTATCGTAAAGAGTTTTCCACCAGTTCATACCACGAGGCGTGGAAACCATTAAGCACCAGCCTTGGCGGTCTGATAATGTTGGGCGCAAGTACTGCTCCCATATAAGTTTGTTTGGCATTGCCGCGGCTTCATCAATTACAAGATAGTCAATTCCCTCACCAATCAAACTTTCCGGAGAATCCGCCGACTTGACTGACAGCTCCGAGTTAAGTCCAGCAAGTTTGATGTAGTACAAGTCTCCGTTCACTTCTTTCTTGTTCTCAATTGGCAATTTGAGATTGACCATGATGTCTTCTTTAATAATACGTGCAATCTTTTGGGATAGGTTATAGCTTGGTGATACAATCCAGCCACGTGTGTTTGGCGTTAGCAAATATGGAAGTATCTCGTATGCTGCTGAGTAGGACTTGCCACTACGCCGTCCTTGGCAATTAATTCTAAATCTAGCTTGAGAGTTGTGTACGTTAAGCTGTTGCGGAGTCGGTTCGTACCCCACCAGCTTCCACAATTTCTTTTTGTTGACTATCTGCTTGATCATCCATTGGGTTACCTTGAAACCCTGCTTCTTTTAGTACTAACTCCAGGTTGTTGGTGTGGTCGACTTGTGACTTGTCTGTTTGATTTAAATAATTCTTGCCTAAGAATATGAGCAGCGCCGTGTTGCCTTGTCCAGCATGCTTCCATTGTAACTGGCGTAAAGAAAGCTTCATCTCTTCCTTGCCTTGCTCGTACTCAGTTCTGTACTTCTTGCGTATCAGTGCCTCATTCACAGCAAAGTACTTACCAATTTCTAGGAATGTACAACCAAAACTAGCGAGCATTTTTACTTTATCAGGATCAATATCTACTTTTTTAGGCATATACTTATAGCTTATTCGGTGACACAAAGAGCTTTGCGCACTTTGCCATTGTTCTGAGCCAGTAAGTCTTTGCACTGCTTTCGCTAATGCCAAGCGCGTCTGCTATGATTGGGAATGTGTGTTGTTGTATGCGCATACTAAATACTTCTCTCTCGCGTGGTGACAGTTCATCGTACAACTCATGTGCAGATGTCTGTAGCCATCTTCGATCAGGCGGAATAAAGCCGCTTTGAAATGTAACCATCTTCTCAGCGTAATCTTTTGCTCTTGTGATGGTCCTAACTAAGCGTTCCGCATCTTCGTCTGTTAGTTCAACCCAATTCATGTTGCGCTAATATAGCGTTAAAGTAGTGTTCACAAAAAGCTAAAAAAATTTTCAGGGAGTACCCACATAGAGTAAAAATCGGCTGCCCTTGTGGTACCGGGTTAAAATATGTAAAAAACGGATTAATAAACCGTGTACCATCGACGGTGGCGCGCTTATTGTAACTAAATAGAACTAAGACGCACTAAGTGCAAGCGGTGGCCGTTGTGTGTCTATTTTATAAACATGTATTACAATATTACTTTGTACAGATTGTTCACAAAGTTGTAGTTATTTACGTTGTATTAACGTATTTTAATAGTGTTAATTATAACCAATCTGTGAGAGGATAGAAGACAATGAGAAAGTACACCACACACTTAACAAGAGTAAGCGCAAATAGTAAGGTTGGCCCTATACCGGTTAGCACTACAGAAAGCGCCACATGTCCGAAGACATGCCCATTTATAAACGCCGGATGCTATGCTAAGACCGGGCCGGTAAGTTGGCATTGGAACAAAGTTAGCAAAGGCTTGCGCGGTGACTCATTCAATGAGTTTCTAAGTAAAATAAAAGCACTACCAAAGAACCAATTATGGAGACATAATCAAGCCGGTGACCTACCCGGTGACGGTGAGCATCTAGACGCGGACGCGTGCAAGGACCTAACGCAGGCGAATAAGAATAAAAGAGGCTTTACTTATACGCATTATGACGCAACAAAAAACGGCAACGGCGCAATAATTAAAGCAATGAACGAGGCCGGCTTTACTGTGAATTTATCCGGCAATGACATTGAACAGGCGTTAGAATTAAGCGCGTTAAATATTGGCCCGGTGGTAGCGGTGGCGGATAGTAACACGCAAGGCGCTTTTAAAAAAGGCGGTAAGCAGTTCGTACAATGTCCGGCAACAAAAGAAGACAATAATGTAAGTTGTGCAACGTGCCAACTTTGTGAGATCAAAACACGTAAAAGCATAGTTTACTTTCCGGCACACGGAACGCAAAAAAATACAGTCAATAACATACTAAATAAAAGAGGCTAGAAAATGAAAACATTTAACGAAACTATATTTCATAAGAATCACATAGTTAGTGTTACGGAGTTAAGCACATCATCTAGAAAGGTTAGCTTTCAAAATTTAATGAAAGAGTTCTGTGAAGACTATACTATATCAATCAATCATTGTAAGCGCTCTGAGGCTGACATATTTATCGTAGTATGGTATCAGAAAAACGGTGATTTACATATCGATAATATATACAATCAAGATACTCGTGAAATATACTGGGGGCACTGGTGGGATAGAACAGAAGAAATTCCAAACCCATATTGGAAATACAACGATGAGGTAATTTATTGTAGTTTGTTGGATTGTCTAATTAATGCTCACTTATTATGTAACAGTAGATTAAACAAAAGAGAGGTTAAATAATGAGTAATATATTATTTATTACTGTGATCATTGCGCTTTATGCAAGATTGTACAATGTTAAACAAGAGCGCAACCAATACAAAAATACTTTAATACAAAACAAACAAAGAGAGGTTAAATAATGAAGTATAAAAAAAGCACCGGAACAAAATTCTTAGAATATATTGAAATTAATCCAAAATTGCGTTATAAGGACATGCAATTGTTTTTCTTCAAAAATAAATATCCGACTAGACCAATTACAGACATGTCAAACGGCTTTTATTGTACAAATATTCAAAAGCTTATATACAAAGGGCATATTAAAAAAGACAGTAATAAAAAATACAGTCTCACAAAGTCCGGCAAAAAATACCAAAAAACGCCATATGCTGAAACAAAGAAAGAGCAAGAAAAATATAAGGAAAATAAAATACGATATAATGCCGTAAATGATTATTACAAAACAGAGCGCTTAAACTTTAAACTTAAATTAAAAGAAGTTGACGCGCGCGGACATGTAGAAACAGTAAGCGAATTAATAGCGCTTTTAAATCAGTTTCCCGGACATTTAAAAATAGATGTTGCAATTGATCCTGAGATTAATGCAACCGGTCCTATTGCAAGTACTGTTTGTGTAGATAGTGAGAGCAACATGCGTTTAATTACACTTTTTCCAACACACACGGAAACGGTTTAATGAGTTTCTTATTTAGTCGCGTGCTTACAGTTAACAACCTTGGGTGGATTGACTTTTATATAAGTTTTTTCATTTTATTATTTATTGGTTTTTTACTGTTAAGCATTGAAGAGTAAACTGTTGTGCTGATGACGGCGTAAGCTAGAAACTGGCGCGAATTGATCCGATCCGCGCCAGTCCATAACTAAAAAAAGAGAGGTTAAATAATGTATAAAGAATATGAAGACGGTAAAATCACTTACCGCGAAGCAATGCAGGAACGTTTTAAGCATTCTAAAGAATATAAAAAAGAAATTACTTTTGATGTCTTTGAAAGCTTAAACATGTTTGACGCAACTTACATGAATGATGTTTGCCCGTCCTTTGCGTTAAATAGCAATGACGGCCAAAACACCCAAGAAAATGATATACGTTTTTGGATTGCGAACAGTGAATTTGATAACAGTGATCAAGAGCAATATAATACGCATATTATATACTTAAGCGGTGAAAGTGGCGAGCAATGCCAACTATTTGAAACAGATGATATAAATGTTTTTTACAGTGTTATTAAAAGCAATATGGAAACATTCGAAGCAATGCAAAGAGAGGTTAGAAAATAATGAAAGAAAAATACATAGTTGTTCAAACTTGGTGCAGTAGTGATCCAATTGTACACGGTACATTTAAAAGCTATAAACTAGCGGAAAAATGGATTAAAAATTATTCTTGGGATAATTACGACCGCAACAATGAATTAATAATGGATATAAGCAAATTAAGACCGGTTTAAAAACACACTCACAGATAAAAGGCCCGGACTTGTTCCGGGTTTTTTTGTGCCTATTTTAAGCGCTTTTTATGGCGCTTTTTTTGTGTCTTATAATGAATTATGTTTTGCGGTCCGGGTAAATTTTGAGTCATTTTTTGGTGATTTTTTGCCCTACTATTTGCATTATTTTACAGTTTTATATTAGCAGCAAAAGGGTAATTTATATTTTACCTGGCAGGGTTTTTTT